GTGTCAACATCTGACCTGCAACGAGTTTATCGAGCAGTGTCCCGCGAACAAGCGTCGATTGTATGCATCGGCAGCTGAGCAATACCAACGTCAGGGCTGGGTGAAACGCGACACGCGGATTAAATGTTTTGTTAAGTTCGAGAAATTGGACTTTAGCAAGAAGGGAGATCCTGCGCCCCGGGTTATACAACCGCGGTCACCTGTGTATAATATTGCGTTGGGAAGATTCACCAGGCGGATTGAAGCACATATGTACGATGCTTTAGCCGAAGAGTGGGGTGAGGATGGTGGTAAAGTGGTAATGAAGGGTCTAACAGTGGAGGAAGTCGCGGCAGAATTGAGGAAGAAGTGGAACAGGTTTAGCAGCCCTACGGCTGTTGCACTTGATGCCAGTAGATTTGATCAGCACGTGAGTGTTGATGCATTGAAGTGGGAACACAAGATTTACAATCGCATATTTGATTATCACCCGGAGTTGGTTGCACTGTTAAAAGTGCAGTTAGCAAACGAGGGGTATGCTTTTGTAGATGGTCACAAGCTTTCGTATAAAGCGAATGGCACCCGAGCGAGCGGGGACATGAACACGTCGCTGGGCAATTGTGTGATCATGTGCACTCTAGTGCGTGAGTACTTGAGGAGCATTGGCGTGCAGGCAGAGTTGGCTAACAATGGCGATGACTGTCTGCTATTCATGGAGAAGAGTGATCTGTACAAGTTGGCAGGTCTATCTGATTGGTTCTTGCGGTTTGGGTTTGAGATGGAAGTGGAGGATCCGGTGTTTGAGTTCGAGGAATGCGTGTTTTGTCAAATGCAGCCAATATTGGTCAATGCTGCTGAAGACAAGTGGGTGATGTGCAGACAGCCAAATTCAGCGTTTGGTAAGGATGCATTAAGCCTTTCTGTCAGTACAGAACTAGGATTCAGACAGTGGTCATATCAGGTGGGGGTTGGTGGACATGCGTTGTATGGAGACATGCCTATTTTCTGTGAACTGTACAAAGTTTACAAGGAACAAGGTGTGGATAGCAATGCTAACAAATCAGCCATACTCGCCGACTCCGGCTTCATAAGGCTGTGCAGACACACACCAAGAGTAAGGGGCGACTATGTTGGACAAATAAGCGATGACACACGGGTGTCATTTTTCAAAGCTTTCAATTACCCACCGTCCATGCAAATTGCGATGGAACGTGAAATTAAAACAATGAGCTACAAAGACGTCCACAACTTAGCTGAGAACATTTCGCTGAGTTGTGGGTTGACGACTATCTGCTAGGAAACTAGCACCCGGGGCTGAATTGGCAGTCAGACGTAGGAAATGCGCCGGGACCCCTTAACGGTTTGCTCCACCCCCATGCCACGTAAGACACCAGTGTCTTGCGTGTTATGGGTGTGGTGGTATAACGGACAGCATCGTTCTGTTGTGTGGGGATAACCAAGGATGGATGCATAGGTCGTGGAATCCTATCACATCGGTTGTTAATTAGCGTGTAGTGGGTTGTAGGTGATTTACGGGAAGAATATCGAATGTTGGACCACTATAGGGAGTTTTTATAGAAACAATAGTAACAGATGCCTGTGAAAGGCAATAAGGGTAAGGGTAAAGGAGGTAAAAGGAATGGAAACGGAAATGGAAATGGAAAGGGAAAGAGTAAGGGAAGGAATGGAGGTGCGTCCAGGGGCTATAGGGGTATCACGCAGTCCGTCGCTCTCAGCGTTAACAACGCTTTTGGGGACACTGCCAAGCCGCAGACCATCGTCAACGGACTTGATGCGTTTGATTCAAGTCACGTTCCTCTCCCTCGGGCTGTGGGTGATTATACCGTTATTAGAACAACTGAAGTCTTTTCAGCTAGCAACGAATTCAACCTACTTGGACCCGTGAGGAATGGGCCGGCGAGTGTTGGTGCGCCTGAGTCGTGGAGTAACATCTGCGCACTTCAGTCATACACCGGCTCTACTGTTGGCGGAAACTTTCCTATAAACGCAAATGGAGGTACGTCGAGGAAGACTTTTTCGGCGATGAACACACCGGCCTGGGCTGAGGCCAGGCTCACTCCAGCTGCGTTCACGGTTAAGATTATGAACCCAGAGGCACTGCAAACTACGTCCGGCATTGTATATGTTGGGCGTGCTAGGCAGATGTTGAACCCCGGCGGTTCGACACGCACCTGGGATGCATTAGCGAATGAGCTCGTTTCATATTCCTCGCCAGAGTTGTGTGCGGCTGGTCGGTTGGCGCTTCGCGGCGTCAAGATCGATGCAGTTCCGTATGATATGAACGCTTTGTCAGAGTTCAGAAACCTTAGTCAAGATGCCAAGACAGACTTTACGTGGTCAAGTGATTCAATTCAGTACGATGGGTTTGCACCGATTTTCGTGTATAACCCGAACGGAGTTGAGCTACAGGTCATGGTTTGCTGTGAATGGCGAGTTCGGTTTGACCCGAGCAATCCTGCTTATGCAACCCACACATACCATCGGCCGTCCACGCCGGGGTATTGGGATCGTGTGCAGCGGATTGGGTCAGCCCTTGGCAATGGTGTAATGGATTTGGCAGAGAAGTCTGCGCCACAGCTAATGATGGGCATGGCGCAGAAAGCGGTATCAAATTACGGTAAATCATTGGGCACAGCTTTGATGGTGTAGGTAAGCGATGAGGGCAGAGGGACCCAACATTAGGGTGAAGGCCTCTCAAAGCAACAAATGCATTATGCAAAAATACAAAAATTTCGGATCAGCTCTTCCTGGCGAGCAGCACAGTCTAGCCAACTGCCTGCTTGTTGATAGAAGGGCCGGAGGATAAGGAAACGGGGCGTGGTTTAGCTACGTAAGGGACGCATTGGTATCGCGTCTCTGCCGACTGAGAGGCCTAAAAATATCTCACCCATACCGGACACAAAGGAGGGACTATCAGCACAGTGGTGTTGCCGAGCCCTGGTCACGAAGCCAACAACAAAAACTACTAACACACAAAATACACAAACATACACATACACATGCTTATCCCAAGCATTCCGTAATGCAGCGGACGCGTTTAAGAGACGTTAAGGTTACCATGGATTTAAGCGGGGGGGGGGTTAATCTCCTCCGTGTAGGTAATTGAGTAGCTTCGCA